GAGCACCTTGACACTGGTATGGAGATTGTTGAAAAGCTTAAAAAGCACTGTAAGCGCTTATTAATTACTGTACCAATGAATGAGCCACCTGGATTTTGGGGTCCACATCATAAACTGCATGGTCTAAATGAGAATCACTTTCCTGGTTTTGAATTTAACTATATCAATGAGCAAGGTGTAATTTCAGATAAGCCACAAAATATTGATTCAACGAACCCTTGCAACTTAATGATCTGTAGGTGGACTGCCAGTGAGTAAAGTACTTTGCTCCGTGGCAACACGGGGCAGGTACCACACAACACTGCCTCTAGTGTTAAACGCCATTATTAGTCAAACTAGATTACCTGACAAACTGGTCATCTTTGATGACAATGATGATCCGCAGGACATGCGGAATGAGATGATTTATCAATACTTTTTCCAGATGCTAGACATTAAAGGCGTGGCATGGGAGTGGCTTTATGCAGATAAAAAAGGTCAGCATCATATTCATCAAAGAGCCAACACCATGGGGTATGACTGGGTTTGGCGCTGTGATGATGATGCCATTCCTGAGCCTAACGTACTAGAAACACTTTATAGTTACATAGGACCTAGCACAGGCGCAATAGGGGGTTCAATACTAACCCCACCGTATATGCCTGACACTAATAGCATCACAGGTAGAATTGATAACATTGACTCAGAGCCAAACGTGCAATGGGGCAAGTTTAATACTGGGAGGCAAGTTGAACATTTACACTGCTCTTTTTTATATCGTGCTGGGGTGCATGACTATAATCTTGGTCTATCAAGGGTAGCACATAGGGAAGAGACTTTATTTACATATGGGTTAAGTAGGAAAGGCTATGCTATATTAGCTGTACCTGATGCAATAACATGGCATATGAAGAATCCTGAGGGTGGTATTCGCAGTGAGACTAAGAAGGAAATGTATGACCATGATGAGTTTATTTTTAGAAACATTCTTGAATGTCGTAATAAGACCATTGTGGTACTTAACTGCGGTCTTGGTGACCATATTGTATTTAGTCATATTCTGCCTTCAGTGCGTAGCCCTATGTTGTTTACTTGTTACCCTGAGGTGGTTGCCGGAAGATCAATAGCCGAGGCAGAGCACCTATTTGGTAACCTAGATGAGTGGAATCTATACAAGAAAATGGACCAATGGCACTGGACTGGTAGTCTAGAAGATGCTTACAGAAAGCTTTATCTATGATTATCATTGCTCCGTATGCTCAGAAGTTAAGAAATGGTAAGCAAAACCCCAAGAACTATCCATACTGGAAAGAACTGATTGCATTGATTAATGAGCCTATTGTTCAGGTCGGCATAGAAGGAGAGGATCAGTTAGTGTCTGACTTTAGAAAGAATCTACCGATCTCTGAACTACGCACCCTGCTTAAAGAATGCCGAACTTGGATTGGTGTTGATAGCTTCTTTCAGCACCTCGCATGGGACGAGGGAAAGCAAGGCGTGGCTCTTTGGTCAGTGTCTGACCCTTTGATATTTGGGCATACTGAGAATATTAATCTGCTTAAAGATAGATGCAACCTTGTTGATAATCAGTTTTTGTGGTGGGAGTTTGTCGAGCATAAGTCTGAACAATTTGTCAAACCTGAAGTAGTTTTGAAAAATATTTGAGTATTGGCATTTTTGAGTTATAATTTTAAAAAAGGATTTCTATGTCCCAGACTGGTTTCACGCCACTGCTTATCTATTCTAGCTCGACTACTGCTAATGTACCGTTGGCTTCAAAACTAACCAACAACACTTCAGGATCAGAACTAGCAATTAACATTACTGACGGTAAGTTATTTTACAAAGACAATCTAGGTGCAATTCAGGTTATTGCCACCAAGACAAGTACGGTAAACGTATCTTCTTTCTCAGCTGGTACAACAGGGTTCACCCCTGCAACTGCCACTACAGGCGTAGTAACTTTAGCAGGTACTTTAGCTACAACCAATGGTGGTACGGCACTTACTGTGTTTACTGCTAATCAAGTGTTCTATGCTTCATCAACTAGTGTATTTGCTCAGTCTACTAATCTACAGTTTAACGGCACCACATTAAATGTAAACGCTTTAGCTCTTGGTGGTACTCAGAACCAACAAATAGGTCAAGGTAACGCATCATTATTAAAAAACCGCATTATTAACGGTGCAATGGTTATTGACCAAAGAAACGCTGGCGCTAGTATTACCCCTACAAATGGTGCTTATACATTAGATAGGTGGCAAAGTATACTATCTCAAACTGCTAAATTTTCTGTTCAACAAAATGCTGGATCGGTTACTGCTTCAATCGGGTTTAACAATTATTTAGGTGTTACCTCGTTGTCCGCTTTTTCTTCAGCTTCTACTGATTATTTTTATCAAGCACAACCCATTGAAGGTTTTAATTTTCAAGATTTAGGATGGGGAACTGCAAGCGCTAAAACGGTTACATTATCTGCATCTGTTTATAGCTCTTTAACAGGAACATTTAGTGGTTCTTTGGTAAATTCTGCTGAAACTAGGAGTTATCCGTTTACCTTTTCAATACCAGTAGCCAATACATGGACATCAATAAGTGTAACTATTGTAGGTGACACTTCAGGTACATGGTTAGGTGGTAGCAGTATAGGGTGTAGAGTTAATTTGAACTTAGGTTCTGGCTCTATTTATCTTGGAACTGCTGGTGCATGGGCTACAGCAAATTACAAAGGAGTTACAGGTTCTGTTTCTGTAGTAGGAACAAGCGGAGCAACTTTCTACTTTGTAGGGGTTCAGTTAGAAGCTGGTAGTTCTGCTACTGGTTTTGAGTATCGTCAATATACTACTGAATTGGCATTGTGCCAAAGATATTACCAAAAAGTAGCTGGTCAATTTTATGGTGCTACAAATTATACAGGTTTGTTATCTGGGTTTTCTTTTCCATTAGACATAAATATGCGGTCAGCGCCAAGTGTTAGCGGAACTTATAATGTTTCCCAATCAAGAGGCGCTGCACCTTGGACAGTTTCACAGACAACAGGAATTACATTAGATAATAGTACGGTTACTTATTGGTTAAACTTACAAGTTGCTAATAATAGTACTCAAACTGCTGGTATATGTGCTGTTATTTATGATTCATCATTTCTTCTTTCCTCGGAGCTATAAATGACTTATCAATTACAACAAGGAGTTTACGGAGAAATATATTCTGTATGGCAAATAGAAACTAAATTAAGCATCCCGTTTGATCCAAATAATATGGATTATCAAGCCTATTTATTATGGTTATCTGAAGGTAACACACCACTTCCACCAAATTAAAACGTACAAAAATAAGAGGGCAAATGAACAACTTAACTTTCACAATTGACTTAGTAAATGGTCTTTTACAATACCTCGGTAGTCGTCCGTACATTGAGACTGCTGGGTTAATTGCTGAAATGCATAAACAAGCGAGTGACCAAGGTGCCCCAGCGCCTGTTGCGGTAAGTATTGAAAACAGTGCCGAATAAAATGGATATTCAAACCCTTATTAATGCTGTAATTACCTTATGCGGAGTTTTAGGGGGTTGGGTTCTTAAAGTAATTTGGGACGTTGTTAAAGAATTACAAGTAGCAGATAAAATTTTAGTAGAAAAAGTGAATACTATTGAGATATTAATAGCTGGTAGTTATATAACCAAGTTAGATTTTGAAAAACTGTCCGGGGCTATTTTTCTTAAGTTAGATCGAATCATGGATAAGATAGATGCTAAGGCAGATAAATGAACTGGTTAACACAGATAGCCCCTACTATTGCTACGTGCCTTGGTGGTCCGTTAGCAGGGTTAGCTGTAACTGCTTTATCTAAGTTATTTGGAGTTGCGCCAGATCAAGTGCAGTCAATGATTAATGACAACAAACTGTCTGCAGATCAGATTGCAGCAGTCCAACAAGAAGAGATTAAATTTAAAGAACAGACTCAAGCATTAGGCTTGAATTTTGAACAACTCGCAGTGGAGGATAGAAAAAGTGCTAGAGATATGCAAACAACCACTCAGTCTTTTATTCCTCCTCTGCTTAGTATCCTTGTCACTATTGGGTTTTTTGGCATACTGGCTTACCTTATGGTTACTCCTGCTGATACTACAAACACACCCTTAATGATCATGCTAGGTTCACTAGGTACGGCATGGACAGGGATTATTGCTTTTTACTTTGGTTCTTCTGCTGGTAGTCAAAAGAAAGATCAAATGCTATTTAACTCTCATCCTGCGCAATGATGCAAGATAACTTCGATAAATCACTTGAATTAATCCTGCAATCGGAAGGTGGGTTTGTACATAACCCAGCCGATCCAGGAGGTATGACCAACCTTGGAGTAACTGCTAAAACATGGGCAGAATTTAAAGGTAGAAGTGTTACTGCTAAAGAAATGAAGTCATTAACACCAGATGATGTTGCCCCTTTATATGAGCATAAGTATTGGGATGCATGTTCATGCGATGCACTACCTTCAGGTATTGATTACCTTGTGTTTGACTTTGCAGTGAATGCTGGACCAGGTAGATCTATTAAAACACTACAGAGTGTCTTAGGCGTACCTAAAGATGGTAGTATAGGACCTGTTACCTTACAGAATGTTGATATTGCAAATAAGAATGATTTAATTGCTCAGTTCTCAGAGGCTAAGAAAGAATTCTATGAATCCCTTCCGACCTTTCCTACATTTGGAAAAGGTTGGATTAATCGAATTAACATAGCTCGTGGTAACGCCAGCTCTATGATAGGCTAATATGACTACAGCCGCAGCAATGACATACGACAATCTTACTACTAATGTTGAGCAATACTTAGAGCGTAATGACGCTGCAGTAGTAAATCAGATTCCTACTTTTATCATGCTTGCTGAATTTGAAATAGCCGAGATGATGAAGTCATTGGGTCAGCAACAAGTAGTTGAAAGTGCAATGAGCATTGGTAACCCAGTTATTCCTAAGCCTGCAAGATGGCGCAAGACAGTATCGATGAACATAACAGTGAATGAGGCACTTCAACCTGTGCTTTTACGTAAGTATGAATATCTACGTAATTATGCTCCTAGTAGTGGTATTAGAGGAACACCTCTCTATTATGCAGATTATGATTATGATAACTGGCTTGTAGCCCCTACGCCAGATAAGAATTATGTGTTTGAGGTTTTATACTACGAGCGTTTATTACCTTTATCGTCTGACAACCAAACTAATTGGGTTACAAGAAATGCGCCTAATGCAATGCTGTATGGGACACTGTTACAAGCTATGCCATTTCTTAAAAATGATCAACGCCAAATATTCCAGCAGAAATACACAGAAGCAATTCAAGCTCTGTCAATGGAAGACAAGTTACGTGTTGCCGATAGACAAGCAATAGCACAGGATTCTTAAGATGACAACATACACAAACCCATTTACTGGACAAACTATTAGCCCTTCGCAGGTTGGGTATAGTCAGTTAACAATCTCTAGCAATACAACGCTTACTTGGCCTATTAATGGTAATAGCTCGACTAATGTAGCAGCAAATATTGTTGAAGTNACTGCAACAACCGCTGGCTTACAAGTGATCATGCCTGTTGCGCAACAAGTGTCCGTCGGTCAAGCTATTATTTTCCGTAACATTGGTTCAAACTCATTTACAGTTGTTAATAGCAGTGGCGGTACGATCATTGCTATTGCCTCAGGAATAGCAGATTATGTNTACCTAACTGATAACTCAACAGTCAATGGTANATGGNCTACGGTTACATTTGGTGCAGGAACATCATCCGCTGATGCTGCCTCTTTAGCAGGTTATGGCTTACTACCTATTAACACTACATTAAACCAAGAGTATTTAACTCAAAGCTATACGTCAGATTTAACGCTTAATGCTACCAATCGAGCTGGGTTTAATATCTGGAGAGGTGGCGCTGGAACGATAACATTACCTCCTTCATCCATTGGTAATGGCTGGTTTGCGATGATTGCTAATGACGGAACTGGCATATTGAATATTGCATGTCAAGGTTCTGATACTATTGACGG